TTTAATACCATCATATGCAATTACATTTAATTGATGCGTAGCCAATCCAGTATTCCTTATTGAATTTGTTATTTCTGCTATACTAGAATTGCCATAAATACCCCTAAATAGATTGTTTTTAAGTTCATCTGCATAAGTTCTCGCCCTACCTAGTAAACGGGTGTATTCGAGATCTCTAAGCGTTTCTAATCCTTCAACAGATGCCCCAGCTAATGCTGGAACACCTCTTCTTCTTGCCTCTGTTAATGATGCGTTTAAAAGTTCTGTATAATTTGAATCAAAATTATCCAAAGCTTTTCCATAACCTTGATCAATTAATTCTTGAAAAAAATTTAATTCTCTTGTTGCAATTATGAGTTCTGAATCACTCATGGATCTTAATTGAATTATTAATCTATCTAAATCTTTTTCAAATGATCTTTCTAGTAATGTTATTTCTTCAATAAAATCTTCAACAGCTGGTTTTACACTAGCCATTTACTAGCCTTTGAAATACTGATTGAGGTTGAGATTGTTCTTGAGTTTCGTTTACTTCTTGTTGAACTTCGTTCAATTTTTGGTCTAACTCTTCATCTGTTATATCAGCATTAAAATGCCTTAATAAATCTTTTTTTGTCATAATTCCTTGTTCAAGCATAAATAATAATTTATCTTTTTCACTACTCCAATCATCTGGAAAGTCTGATTCTGAAAAGTCAACTGCGTAAGATTCATTGAATGTTTTATTTAAATGAACTTCTAATAACTTTCTATCAACCATATATCTCATTTCCTCAAACTCTTTATAAATAGGAATGTCTGACTCTCTACTTTCTAAATTTTCAATACTTAATATTTTTAGTGCTTGTCCACTTGGTATTTGACCTCTCTCACCCCAACGAATAGACAAAGCATGATTTTGACCAGTTACATTTAATAATTGTTTTATTCCTTCAATCATACTTGGAATGTTACTAGGGGGTGCAACAAATTCCATTGAGCTATTTTCTGGCAGTGTAATTAATCTATCAACACCCCATTTTAAATCTGGTATCGCTTGATCAATACCAG